AATTAGGGCAAATTCCCACAGAATTTCCGAGCCAAGCGGTCTCAGATGCTGTTAAAAGAACATTTAAATATGGACTTTCAGTCGCTAGAGCTATTGAACAAGAGTGGTTCAATAAAGATAATAGCATAGGGAGATTTTGGCAAACAAGAGAAGAGTATCATAAGCTTAGACTCTATGCAAGGGGAGAACAATCTATTAGAAAATATAAAGACGAATTTGCTATTAATGGCGATTTATCTTATTTAAATTTAGACTGGAAACCAGTACCAATAATACCTAAATTTGTAGATATTATAGTTAATGGCATGCAAGATAGGTTATTTAGTATTAAAGCTTTTGCTCAAGATCCAATAGCTACTGGTAAAAGAACCAAGTTTGTTGAAAATATCCAAAGAGATTTACATGCAAAGGAACTTCTTGCCCAAATTGAAACAGAATTAGGGGTAAATGCTAGAAATGTTCCAGAAGATAAATTACCAGCTACTACTGAAGAGTTAGAACTTTTTATGCAATTAAATTATAAACAAGGAATTGAAATTGCAGAAGAACAAGCCATTAATAATGTTCTATTAACCAATAAGTATGAAGAGCTGAAGAGTCGTATTGATTATGATCTTACAGTTTTAGGAATAGGAGCAGTAAAAAATACTTTTAATAATACTGATGGAATAAAATTAGATTATGTAGATCCTGCTAATTTAATATGGTCTTATACAGAAGATCCTAATTTCCAAGATTGTTATTATTTTGGTGAAGTAAAACGTATTCAACTTAATGAACTTAAAAAACAATTTCCTAATTTAGATAATGAAGAAATAAAAGAATTAACAAAAAAAGGATCTAACTGGACTGATTACAATACTATTGGTACATTTAATAATAGAAGTCAATTAGATAATAATAATACTATTACAGTATTATATTTTAATTGGAAAACTTGGGAACACAATGTTTATAAAATAAAAGAGACTTCTTCAGGCGCTTCTAAAGCAATTGAAAAAGACGATTCATTTAATCCCCCAAAAGATAAAAGAACTAGATTTGAAAGAGTCGCACAATCTAGGGAAGTTCTATATGAAGGAGCTTTTGTTTTAGGTACTAATACATTACTTAAATGGAAAAAGGCTGAAAATATGGTTCGCCCAAATTCTAATACTAATAAAGTATATATGAATTATGTGGTAAGTGCCCCTAGAATGTATAAAGGTAATATAACATCTTTAGTATCAAAAATTACCCCTTATGCAGATTTAATACAGTTAACTCATTTAAAATTACAACAAGCAATACAAAGGATGACCCCATCTGGAGTATATTTAGACGCGGATGGATTAGCAGAAATAGATTTAGGTAATGGAACAAGCTACAATCCTCAAGAGGCACTTAATATGTATTTCCAGACTGGCTCTATTATAGGTAGATCATTAACAGTAGAAGGAGAACAAAATCCAGGGAAAGTTCCTATACAAGAATTACCCGGGGGTGGCGGTGGCCAAATACAGGTTCTAATTGGTGCTTATAACCAATATATACAAATGATGCGGGATGTAACTGGTTTAAATGAAGCCCGAGACGGCTCAGATCCAGATCCAAAAGCTTTAGTAGGTGTTCAAAAATTAGCAGCGGCAAATAGTAATGTTGCTACTAGGCATATACTCCAGTCGAGTATGTTTATGACTGCAATTTTAGCGGAGTGTATTGCATTAAGATTTAAAGATGTTCTTAATTTTCACCCAACAAAAGAAGCTTTTATAGGCGCTTTGGGGATGTTTTCAGTGGGATCTTTAGAGGAATTAAAAAATCTAAATTTACATGATTTTGGAATATTTCTAGAATTAGAACCAGACGAAGAAGAAAAAACAATGCTTGAGAGTAATATCCAAACTGCCTTAAGTGCTGGTAGTATCTATTTAGAAGATGCTATTGATATTAGAGAAATAAATAATATTAAGTTAGCTAATCAGTTATTAAAATTTAGAAGAATTAAAAAGCAAGAAGCTGATCAAGCTCAAGCTCAAGCAGCAAGTGCAGCGCAAGCAGAAGCGCAAGGCCAAGCGCAAATTCAAGTTGAAGAAGCAAAAGCACAAGCTGAACAAATTAAAACAGAATCAAAGATTCAATATAGAAATGCAGATATTGAATTTGAGATAAAGAAAATGGAGGTTGAAGCAAGAACTAAAAAAGAATTAATGCAATATGAATTTGAATTGAATAAAGCATTAAAAGAAATGGAATTGCAAGCTCAAAAAGAATTGGCTTCTCAACAAAATGAAGCAAATATTGAAGTGGCAGAAGTTAAACAAACTGCTAAAAGCATAGCGGGGCCACCTTCTAGTGGTAAACCTATGAAATCGTTTGAATCTAAAGGTAATGATGTACTAGGAGGTATTGATTTATCAAGATTTGAACCTAAATAATTATTATTTAAACTATTTTATTATATACAATTATGGAAGAACAAGAAGTACAAGTTAAAGACGTTGGGGAAATCAATCCTGACGTAGTAACTCCTGAACAAAAAGAAGCTGCTGTAATCAATGATGCAGTTGATAAAGGTGAAGTAGCCGAGGAGTTTAAAGTAAAAGAAGAAGATGGGGTTTACAAAATTAATCTTGATAAACCACCAACTGAAGCAAAAGAAAAACCTAAACCTGAAAAAGATGCCGTTCAAAAATCGAGCTCAGATGACAGCGATGTGCATGTCAAAGAACCCAAAAACACGGAAAGTGTGCAAGGAGTGGATAAAAGCGTACGGAGTACCGAAGAAAAGGAAACCCCTGAAAACAAGGAAAAAGTATTAGAAAAAACTGAAGATAGTACTTCTGATTCACCATTAGAATTAATTATTGATGATGAAGAATCTACTGAAAAAGTAGAAAAAGTTGCAGAAACTCCTGCAGCAGAAATACAAGAAAATATACAGGAAGAACCAAAACAAGTGCTTCCTGAAAATGTAGATAAACTAGTAAAGTTTATGGAAGAAACAGGTGGGTCTGTTGAAGATTATGTTAATCTTAATAAAGATCTATCTAAAATGGATAATACTTCTTTACTTAGAGAATACTACAAAACAACAAAACCTCATTTAGATGCAGATGATGTAGATTTTTTATTTACTAAAAATTTTGCCTATGATGAGGAGGCGGATGATCCGTCAGAAGTAAAGGCTAAGAGATTAGCTTTTAAAGAGGAACTTTATAATGCTCAAAATTATTTTAAAGGAGCTAAGGATAAATATTATGCTGATCTTAAGTTAAGTAAGCAAAATGATATTGCTCCTGAATACCTTGAAGCTATGGAATATTATAAAGAGTCTCAGCAACAGACAGAGGAACATAAAAATTTACAAAAAACATTTATTGATAAAACCAATAAAGTTTTTAACGATGAGTTCAAAGGTTTTGATTTTAAGGTCGGAGAAAATAAATATAGGTTTAAAATAGAAGATTCAAAAAAAGTAAAGGATTTCCAGTCTAATATTTCTAATTTTGTTAATCAATTTTTAGATGATAAAGGAACAGTTGCAGATGCAAAAGGGTATCATAAAGCATTGTTCACAGCACAAAATGCTGATAAAATAGCTAACCACTTTTACGAGCAAGGCCGTGCCGATGCAATACGGGAAGCTGCCAAAAAATCTAAAAATATTAATATGGAACCACGACAAGATGCTTCTTCAATAGTAACATCTGGTGGTGAAAAAATTAGAGTTGTGTCAGGAGATTCATCTGATAAGTTGCGAATTAAATGGAAATAAATAAATTAATAACTTAAAATCAAACAATTATGGCTTTTACGTCAGGCGTACCTGCTGCTTTGCAACCATCGCAAACTAAAGCACTTTACGCCGGAAATTACATTGACTTTACAGCCGCTGGCTTTAGTCAATGGACACAACAATTTTTACCAGATGTATACGAAAAAGAAGTAGAAAGATATGGAAACAGATCTATCGGTTCTTTCCTTCGTATGGTATCTGCTGAGATGCCTTCTACTTCAGATCAAATAATT